AGATCAGCAAACCTGCTGACCGCCCCGTAATCGTAACAATCCTTGGTGATGCCGGCATGGGTAAGACTTCGCTCGCCGCATCATTTCCCAATCCGATTTTCATCCGCGCTGAAGATGGCCTTCAGGCTATCCCGCTTGAGACTCGCCCTGATGCGCTCCCGCTGCTATCCGGTGCTGATGATCTGTGGGAGCAATTGCAGGCTCTCATCACAGAGGAACACAGTTACAAAACACTGGTGATTGATTCCGTAACCGCACTTGAACGCATGTTCATTCAGTACGTCATTGACTCTGACCCTAAAAAGCCAAAGAGCATTAACCAGGCTATGGGCGGATACGGTGCCGGACTGTCTGCCGTTGCAACCATGCACCAGCGCGTCAGGAAAGCTGCCGGTATCCTGAACGAGCGCAAGGGTATGCATGTTGTGTTCATTGCTCATGCCGAGACAGAGACGGTTGAGTTGCCAGATCAGGATGCCTATACACGGTATAGCCTGCGCCTGAGCAAGAAGTCAGTAGCGCCATACGTTGATGATACTGATGTGGTCGGCTTCATTCGCCTGCGCACCTTCACCATGGGCGATGGCGAGCGCAAGAAGGCTATCAGCGACGGCACTCGCGAACTGGTATGCCATGCCACTGCCTCTAACGTGTCGAAAAACCGTTATGGTATTGTCGAGCCGCTTGAAGTTGCGAACGGTGTTAATCCGTTGTCAATTCACATCGGGAGCCTGTCATGAGGCTTGACCGAGAGTGGGAGATTGCTGCCTATGCTTACCGTTCGGCCAAGCTGGCGCTGGATGAGGCAAAGGCAAAGTTTGACAATGCGAAAGACGCATTGATCGGATTGGCTGGCGATTCTGACGAAAATGGCTTTGACGTTGCGGTGAAGTGGCAGAAGCGCAAAGGCAGCATTGATTATCATGCTGCGCTTGAGTCTGTTGCGCCCGACCTGAATGTCGAGCCGTTCCGCAAGCCTGAAACCGTTTTCCCTGTTATCAAGATTATCGGAGAGTAAAACCATGTCATTTTTCAATCTGTCTACTGGTGCCAAAGTTGCTGCATCTGCCTCTGCTGAAATGGGTGGCGGTGATATGGAACCAATCCCGGATAACACGATGGTTCGTGCCATCATCACGGAGGCAAAGTGGGATTTTCCGCAGAACAATGACCCCGCGCTCATCAAGTTGCGCTGGGATGTGGTCGATGGCGAGTATAAAAAGCGCGTCATCTTCCAAAAGATCAAGGTAGAAGATGCCGACCCGAAGAAGCGCGACAAGGCATTGACCATGCTCGCCGCCATTGATTTCAATGCCGGTGGCAAGTTGATGGCCAAGGATGGCAAGCCTTCAGATGCTGACCTGATGATGAACCTCACCAATAAGCCGATGGTGTTGCGCGTCCGGGTTTGGGATATGGACGGCAAGAAGGGTAATTGGGTGCAGATGGTGGCAAGTATGACCGCCCCTGCACAGAAGGCAGCGCCAGCCGCCACAACAACTGTACAGGACGATGACATCGACTTCTGATTTTCACCCATGCGGATTGGTTCGCCAGTCCGCATCAATGAGAAAAGGAGAGACAAACCATGATAACCGCAGAAACCATTGATGCTGTAATGGAACAGGCAACCACGCCAGTTCACACTGAATACTTAACAGCAAGCCGCTGGAAGCCTTGCGACCGCGCTATGTGGTTCACGTTGCGCAACGCCAGCACGACATACATCAAGCCAGCCACTCAGCGCATATTCAACGTAGGCCATGCACTTGAACCGCTTATGATTCGCTACCTTGAAATGACTGGTGCGAAGATACACAAGCGCGAGGCCGAATTGCTTAATCGGTGGGGGAAGCCGCTAGGCCATATTGACGGCATGGTTGAGATTGACCGGCAATTCTATTTGCTTGAGATGAAAACCGCGAACGCTGCCAGGTTCAAGGAAATGGTAAAGAATGGGCCGCCATCGTATTACATGGCCCAGATGCAGCTATACATGCACCACTCTAACCAGTTGAGCAAGCATGGCAACCGGCTAATCAAGTGCCTGTTCATTGTTCTGTGCAAGGACAATTCCGATATTCACATCGAATGGGTTGAATACAATCCGTCCTATGCCGAATCGGAATCAGAGCGGATGCACAACATCATCGAGTGCGAGAATCTGCCAGATCCAACAACCGACTTCACCTGTCGATTCTGTGACCATAAGGCGGTTTGTGAAGGCGATGCAGAGCCGGCTATTAATTGCCGAACCTGCGCCAATATCTCTGCAACGAATGGTGCGTTTACCTGTCAGCATGGCACCGAGTTGTGCGAAAGGCACGTATTCCACCCGCATTTGATGGGGTTGTCCGGCCATGAAGTTTGTGGAGTTGATGCAGACCGGATGATTATTGATTACGGCAAGTTTGCCATGGCTCCGGCAGGCGTGAAGCTGGAAGGTAAGGCCACGTTTACCAGCGCCGAGTACGTTGCAGCACAACGTCAAGGATTGGTTGATGATGCCGTCCTTCTCGAAACCATGGCAGCCTTTGATGCCACGCTTGAAGATGTGGTGCCGTTTTGACTCTCCGCTGGTATCAGAAAGAAGCAGCAGACGTAGCATGGGACTGGGTGCGCCAATGCATTGACCCATGCGTAATCGAGGCCGCAACGGGTGCAGGCAAGAGCCACATCATTGCAGCACTGGCAGAACGGATACATGCGCATAGTAAAAAGCGCGTCCTCTGCATTGCTCCTAGTTCGGAGCTAGTCGAACAGAACTATAAAAAGTATCTGGATACCGGAAACAAGGCCAGCATCTTTAGCGCTTCTGTCCGGAAGGAAATGCGCTATCCGGTCATTTTTGGAACGCCAGGTACTGTAATTAATGCCATCCGTAGGTTTCAGGATTTTGCTGCCGTCATTGTGGATGAAGCACATGGCGTAACGCCTACGCTCATCAAGATCATTGAGTCTATGCAGCAGAGCAATCCAAAGCTAAGGGTGATCGGACTCAGCGCCACGCCGTACCGATTGGGAACAGGGTATATCTATGCCAGAGACTCAGACGGGACGATGGTAGATGAAGCGATAAGCCCATTCTTTCATACGCGAGTCTATTGCGTGGATGCAAAGACGCTCATTGGTGAAGGATTTTTGACTCAGCCAGTCTTTGACAATCACGCCGATGGATACGACACAAGCGCACTGGTTCTAAAGTCTAATGGCATGTTCGACAGCGCCACAGTTGAGCGAGCGTTTGAGGGACACGGCAGAAAGACAGCCGCCATTGTGGCAGATGTTGTCGAGCGGTCACGCTACCGCAGAGGCGTGATGCTTTTCGCAGCAACGGTGCAACATGCAAAGGAAATCATCGCCAGTCTGCCGCCAGATTCAAGCCGTATGATTGGCGGTGATGTGAATACTGGAAAGACAGAGCGCCGCGCATTGGTCGACGACTTCAAGGCCATGCGCTACAAGTACCTTGTGAGCGTCGGCACGATGACGACAGGCGTAGACTTTACCCATGTTGATGTTATCGCCATATTGCGCGCCACGGAGTCCGTTAGCCTGCTACAGCAGATCATAGGCCGAGGGCTGCGAATCCATGAAGGCAAACGAGACTGCCTCATCTTGGACTATGCCGAGAACGTGGAGCGCCATTGCCCGAACGGTGATGTATTTTCTCCGGTTGTAGTTGCGAGAATAAGCAAAGGCGGAGACAAGGTTTCTATTGTCTGCCCTTCCTGCACGTATGAAAATCAGTTCGCGTTACGGCCAAACCCTGATGAATATCCAATCAATAAAGACGGGTATTGGACTGACTTGTCAGATACCGTTATTACCAATTCTAGCGGTGTGCCGGTGCCGGGACATTTGGGCAGGCGATGCAATGGGCAGGTATTGATTGCAGGCAGGCATGAACGATGCCACCAGAAATGGTCGGCCAAAGAATGCCCGGAGTGCCAGCACGAAAACGACATTGCCGCCAGGTATTGCCAGAAATGCCGCGCTGAAATAGTTGACCCCAACGACAAGCTAAAGGAAATCGCCGCACAGATAGCGCGTGATGCGAATCTGACAAAGTGTGCCGATGTGACCGGCATAGAAATGAGCAAGCACTTCGCGCCTAAAGGCGAGTGCCTCAAGGTGACGTATCACATTGACGGAAAACCGCACAAGCTAACAGAGTATTTCCATCCGGAATCATCAAATCAATGGCTGGCTAACCGATGGGTCGGCTTTTGTCTCAAGGCATGGGGCGAACGATTGCCAGATATACAGTCAGCACTAGACATGAAAAGTGATGCCAACATGCCATCGCAACTGTATTACAGGAAGAAAGAGGGGACACAATGGCACGAAGTAATAGGAGGGATATGGAATGAGTGAGCATCTGGAACAAGTCTCTGCCGTCAACTGGTTTGAGGCTGCCTATCCTGGGGTGTTGATTTTCGCCATTCCAAATGGTGGCGAGCGCAATCCAATGGTTGCAGAGAAGATGCGCAGAGAAGGGGTGCGCCGTGGCATACCTGACCTGATGATTCCAGCGTGGCAGACATTTGTTGAGATGAAGGCGCAAAAAGGCAGGCTATCCGAACACCAGAAAGAGAAGATAGCCTACCTGTCGTCCGTCGGCTATCAGTGCCTTGTGTGCTATGGTTTTGATGACTTCAAGAGTCAGATAACACAATTAAAAAACCCGGCGTAGTGCCGGGTTGTCTAAGGTTGTCTAAATGGTTGTCTAGGCTTCAGGCGGTGGTGGTAGTGGCATCCAGTGGGATGCGTTATCGACTGGCAGCCCGTTTGGTGCAATGTAGCACTCGTATCCCGGATGCCAGACAACTTGCACGATGCAGTAGCCGTTTGAAATCATGTATCTGCTGCACAGAAACAGAACGGCTTTGTCCCTAGGTGCGCTTTCGATTGGTTGCCATTCGCTCATTTTTTCACCTCAACTATCCATCCAAGTTTGACCAAGCCCCGAAAAGGCTGATCCCATGTAGCCGCCTGGCTCGCGGCCTCTGGCGTTTTCCAGTCCTTCGCATCCGCCGCATGGCGAGTCCAGCCCTGCTCTGACCAGTGCATCGTATGGCCGGTCGGTGTGGTGGCTGTGATGGTTATCATTCCTTGATCCCCGTCAGATCAGCCAGCGAAACGCCAGCCTTGAGCAGCACAGGCCAGTGGCGCTGCGGGATGGCCGGGGTATCGCGCCTGTACC